AGGAAATGTTGAAGAACACAACTGCCATTCAACAAGCTGATCGGAAGACACAGCTTAAGCAAGCATCAACTGGTGCAACTCGTGGAAGCGGTGAGCCTCAAAGCAAGAAAATCTACAGGCGTTCTGATATTGTCGATCTGATGCGTAAAGACCCTGACCGCTATATGGCCTTACAACCTGAAATTATGGCTGCATATGCGGAGGGTCGTGTAAAATAATTTTGAAAGGAATCTAACATGGCAACTTCTGTTTACCCCGCACAAGGCGGCGCTGCTGGCCTTACCGAAGCTTCTAATTTCCTCCCCGAACTGTGGAGTGATGAGATTATTGCTTCTTACAAAAAGAATCTGGTTCTTTCCCAGTTCGTCCGCAAGATGAGCTTCAAGGGCAAGAAGGGTGATTCTTTGCATATCCCCGCTCCTTCTCGTGGCTTGGCTGCTCAGGCTAAAGCTGAGAACACCGCTGTCACTTTGCAGAACCTCTCGCAAAGCGAAATCGTGGTGACCATCAACAAGCACAAGGAAGTGTCCTACCTGATCGAAGACATCGTTGAAGTGCAAGCTCTGCCCTCGCTGCGTAAGCACTACACCGATGACGCTGGCTATGCTATGGCTACCCAGGTTGACAATGACCTGTGGGCTTTGGTTAAGAGCCTGGGCGATGGTGACGGTAGCGACTACACCCACAGCCGTTCCTTCCAGTTCAACACCTCCACTGGTGCTCTGGAAGCTTATGACGCTGACGGCACTGGTGACATTGGCTCCTTTGCTGACCTGGGTTTTCGTCGTGCTATTCAGTATCTTGACGATGCTGACCAGCCGATGGACGGTCGTTTCTTTGTCGTGCCCCCTTCTCTGCGTAACGCTTTGATGGGTACGGCTCGTTACACCGAGCAAGCCTTTGTTGGTGAAGTTGGTGGTGGTAACACCATCCGTAACGGTGAAGTGGGTAACCTGTATGGCATCCCCGTCATTGTGTCGAGCAACTGCCCCACCCTGGAAAGTGGTGTGAAAGGCGCTTTGCTGGCTCACAAAGATTGGGCTGTTCACGTTGAGCAGATGGGTGTGCGTTCGCAGACTCAGTACAAGCAAGAATTCCTTGCCAACCTGTTCACCTCTGACATGCTGTATGGTACTTCCATCCTCCGTGCAGACGCTGGTGTGTTGATGGCTGTCGCAGCCTGATGCTAGTTAAGCAGTAACTGCGTAGCGGGTGCTGCTGGAGAGGGGCTTTATGAGAGCCTCTCTCTTTATGTTAATGAGCTTTCACTGAGAGCTTATCACCATAAAGGAATTTAAATATGCCTACTTATCGTGGAACGGGTGGCTCAGGAGATGCTAATGATAATGCTACAGTTACAGAGGTAACTCAGCAAGCTGTTAACGCAGCAACTTCAGCAACAAATGCAGCTTCCTCTGCTTCATCTGCTGCTAACTCTGCAACTAATGCATCAAATAGTGCAACGAGTGCCAGCTCTAGCGCATCTACAGCCGCCACTAAGGCTAGTGAGGCTGCAACTTCTGCAACTAATGCTGCCTCGTCTGCTTCCAGTGCCTCAACAAGTGCAAGCAATGCAAGCTCGTCTGCTTCCTCTGCCTCGTCTAGTGCCAGTAGTGCAAGCTCTAGCGCATCCAGTGCCAGTACATCAGCTAGTAATGCAAACACCAGTGCTTCTAATGCAGCCACCAGTGAAACAAATGCTGCTGCTTCTGCCACATTAGCTAATGATTGGGCAACTAAAACAAGTAGCCCTGTAGCTGGTGGTGAATATTCAGCTAAATACCATGCACAAGCTGCTGCTTCTTCAGCCAGCAGTGCAAGTACTTCTGCTTCTAATGCATCTTCATCTGCAACGGCTGCAGCTTCTGCACAAACTGCTGCTGAATCTGCCCGTGATGCTACACTTACTGCTTATGATAGTTTTGATGATCGTTATTTAGGTGTTAAAACTAGTGATCCTTCTGTTGATAATGATGGCAATGCTCTTGTAGCAGGTTCTTTATATTTTAATAGCACTGACGGTGTAATGAAACTTTACACTGGAAGTATTTGGACTGCTGCTTATACTTCTGGAGCAGGTTATTTAGCAGCCTCTAACAATCTATCTGATTTAAATAATGTTTCTAGCGCAAGAACAAATTTAGGACTAGGAACAGCAGCCACTCAAAATACTTCTGCTTTTGCTACAGCAGCACAAGGAACTAAAGCAGACGGAGCTTTACAAGCCTCAAATAATTTATCTGATCTTGCTAATACAGCCACTGCTCGTACAAACTTAGGGCTAGGTACAGCAGCTACATCGTCCTCCAGTTCCTTTGCTACAGCAGCACAAGGCACTAAAGCCGATGGAGCTTTACAAGCTTCTAATAACTTATCTGATCTTGCTAATGCATCAACTGCAAGAACAAATTTAGGACTAGGAACAGCAGCCACTTCTTCTTCTAGTTCTTTTGCTACGGCATCACAGGGAACTAAGGCTGATGGAGCTTTACAAGCTTCTAATAACTTATCTGATCTTGCTAATGCAACGACTGCCCGTACAAACTTAGGGCTGGGCACAGCAGCTACTTCATCCTCTAGTGCTTTTGCTACAGCAGCACAAGGGACTAAAGCTGATGGAGCTTTGCAAGCTTCTAATAATCTGTCTGATGTTGCTAATACAGCCACTGCAAGAACAAATCTTGGACTTGCTATTGGTACGAATGTACAAGCATATGATGCTAACACTGCAAAGACAAACGCAGCTCAAACATTCACGGCAGCTCAGACATTTAATAATGGAAATTTAAAACTTGCTGGTTCTACTAGCGGAGCAGCAAGCCTTAGTGCCCCTGCTGTTGCTGGAACTAATGCATATTCTCTTCCTCCAGATGCTGCAACCCTTGGTTATCGCAATATCCCTGCTGTTGGTACTAAGACAGGATCTTACACCTTGGATGTAGGAGACATTGGCAAGTATGTTCAGATTGGTTCTGGTGGTTCTATTACAATTCCAACAAGCACATTTGCTGAAGGCGATGCTATTTCATTGTTTAATAATACTACTGGGAACATTACAATCACTTGTTCTGCTCCTACTGCATACATTGCTGGTACTAATTCTGTAAAGACATCAATGACGCTAGCTACTCGTGGAGTGGCTACTGTTTTGTTCATCAGCGCAACCCTGTGCGTTGTAACTGGTAATGTGAGCTAATCATGTCAGGCATTATGCAAATGGCTTTGGCAAGAGGTGCGAGCGCGTTTGCGTTCACGATCTCTAGCAACCAGACCAACGCAAATCTTGCCACACTTGCAACTGCGGCTGGCTGGAATGGCTCATCTGCGCTTACTGCAACCATCAACTCTGGCGTTTACATCTCCAGCAACTCCACAGGAACTCCTGCTCTGACGGTCAGCGGCTCATTCCCCGGTGGTGTAAAACTTATAAACAACGGCTTCATCTATGGTATGGGGGGTGCTGGTGGTGGTGGAGGTAGTATGGGTGGCACTGGAGGTACTGGCTCTACTGGTGGACTTGCTCTTTCTGTATCTTCTGCAATCACAATCGACAATACCAATGGCGTAATTGGTGGTGGAGGAGGAGGTGGTGGGGGTGGTGGGGCATATTCCACTGCTGGCGGTGGTGGTGGCGGTGGAGGTATAAGCTCCTATGCCGCAAACTCTGCTGGCGGCCCTTATGTGCAATATGGTAATTCGTATTCCACGGCTGGAGGAGCTGGAACATACACAGCCGCAGGAGGAGGAGGCGGTGGAATTTATTTCAACTTTGGATACTGCTATTGTACAGGTCGCATTAGTTATTATCTGGGCGGGACAGGCGGTACTGGTGGTTCAAGAGGAAGCTCTGGATCAAATGGTGGATCAGGTTCTTCCTCGTACGGAGGGGGAGCCTCTGGGGGTAGTGGCGGTTCTGGCGGCGGAGCAGTGTCAGGAAATTCAAATATCACTTGGACGGCAACAGGATCAAGATTTGGGAGCATCACATGAGCATCACATATTCATATGAAGTCATTGCAGTCAACGAACAAGCTCGTTGCATGGAGATCGTCTACACAGCAGACGGTCGTCAGACCATGCACATTGGCGCACGCTTGCCATACGAGGGAGAGACGCTGGAGCAGATCGTCAGAATGTATGAGCCTGTTAGATATTGGGAAGAGCAACAGCTTGCAGTGGTTGTTCCCCAAGTTGGAGTAACCGGAACTCTTGCACCTTTGCCTCCTCCTGAGCCAATTCAACCAGCCCAAGACCAGCCCACAGTTGAAGGGGCACAAACGCTGTGATCAAGCCTGTCTTTCAAAAGTTTCATGTCATTCAAAATGGAACAGGATTAAATGTGTATCATGCAAATAAAGGAGAAGGATTGCCAAAGCATGACCATGAGTATTCACATTTAACAATGTGTCATGCTGGTAAATGCATCATTCGTAAAGAGGGACGTGAACTTATAATGACAAAAGACACTCAACCAGTTAACTTAATTGCTGGAGAGTGGCACGAGATTGAAGCTTTAGAAGATGGGACAATTTTTGTAAATGTATTTGCTGAGGTGAGTAGATAATGGAACAGCCAGAGATCGATCCTGTTAAATATGGTGTGCTATGGGAGCGTGTCCAGCAGATGGACAAGAAAATTGATAAGATGGAACGTCAAATTGAAGAGCTTCTTGAGCTTGCCAACAGGGGCAAGGGAGGCTTGTGGTTTGGCATGGCTGTGTCATCTGCGCTGGCTGGCATAATTGGTTTTGCCATTGCTTGGCTTAAGA